CAGGAGGACACTATCATCGACCCGACGTACTTTACTGGTTGGCCTCGGCGAGCACGAAAGCCGTCACCGTAAAGTATTGCCCGGCCGTTACCGTGGCAGCGTCGGTTATCATGTCGCTGCCCGAGACGCCGGCCGATCCCTGAATGTCGCAGTTTGTGCCGCCGCTGTCGAAAATTCGCCAATACGAGATTGTGCCAGATAAATCGCAGCTGATATCCTGCCAAGTTCCCAGCATTGATTTTTGCGCGCTGGCGGCGGCCCCCATCCAGTCAGCGGGCAAGTTTACCGTTGCCAGCACGGTGTTGGCCCCGTCCGATGCGGCGCAGTCGACAGGTTTTGTCCCTGCGAAAATCCGCAGGATCGGGCTAGTGCCGAGCACTGTCTCGATCGTATCCAAGCGGGCGTTTCTTAAACGCATGGACATGCTCAGGGCCAATTTTACCTCCTAACAATAACTCAAGTTGTTGCCTTGAAAGAGGGCCGCGGATATGATGCGGGCCGAGTTGGTGTTACGAGCACCAGCCCGGCCCTAACCGCCAATCGCTGGAAAAGGAGCGAATGATGGCTGATCCAGATATGCCCTCGCCCGATGAAAAGCTAGAAAAACACCGCGTCCGTTGCCGCGAGTATGCGCGCCGCAGACGCGCCGCAGATCCGGCGAAGGCCGCGGCCGAAAACGCCGAGTGGCGAAAGAATAACCGCGAGAAAGTGAACGCCTACAAGCGGGCCAGCTATGCAAAGCACCTCGAAACCAGCCGCGCGCAAAGTCGGCGCCGGCGAGCCAACAACCTTGAAGCTGTCCGCACGAGCGCCCGCGAGCGCCTGCGCGAATACTACTCTGATCCAGAGAACAAGGAGAAGCGCCGCGAGTACCTACGAAAATATAGGGCCGATCCAGAGGTTAAGGAGCGGGAGCGCAAGAAAAGGGCCGATCCGGCCTATAAGAAGCGCGCGCGGGAACAAAAGCTCGAGCGCTATCACAAGCGCATGCTTGACCCAACCTATAGGGCGACGCGCCTCGACTACTCTCGCAAATACGCCACCGACCCCGACAATAAAGCGAAAATGCAAGAACGAAAGAGCAAATGGTGGACTAACCCGGCCAACCAAACAAAAGCTCGCGAAACCAGAAGGCTCCAAGAAAACCGCCGCCGCGCCCGGCTCGCCAAAGTGGAAAACACCTTCACAAAAGCCGATTGGCAAAACCTCGTCGCGCGCTCGAAGCACTGTCACTGGTGCAAGCAGCCGTTCACCCCGGATCGGCCCCCGACCCACGATCACGTCATCCCGATCGCGAGAGGCGGCGCCAACACGCCCGCCAATTCCTGCTGCGCCCACAAGAGCTGCAACGCGAGCAAGGGCGCGCGGCTTTTCAACCCAGTGACAGGGCAGGGCATCCTGCTCTAGCCAGGTCGTCAGCCCCGGATGGGGGAGCCGAAAACGGCAAATCCCAAAAGCGCCAGTAGTACGAACAGGTACAGCCCGCCGACCGGGCCGGTCCACGGGCCGGCTACCTCGGGCCACATGCGCCAGGACAGGCCGAGCACGAGGGCGAGGAGCATCAACAACCAGAAGATGAATGAGAGGGTCATCGCCGACCTCCATATGGCCCAAGAAGCGCTGCTCGCCCGCCCTCAAACCCTGCCAACCCGGCGCCGGCACCGATCCCGCCACCCATCAGGCGGGCGAGCTCCGCGTTCTGGGGCTCGCGCCGGTAGGCTTGCACGAGGGCGTCGAGGGAATTGAGTGCGTCCTGGCCGCGTGGCACCGTCAGGGCCTCCGCGACCTGCCGGTGCAGGTCGTCCTCCCGCGCCAGCTTGTCCTGAGGCGTGCGGCCAAAGACGAACTGCATGCTGCGCTGCCCGGCTTGCAGCGGCTTGCCTTCCATCAGGCTGCCGACAAGGCCGGGCTCGCTCGACTGCCTCGCTGCTTCGGCCATCGCCGTGCGGCCGAACGTGCGCGAATTGGTCATCGTCTGAGCGTGCAGCTCGGCCGCGCGCGTGGCGCGCTCCAGCGCGCCGGAGAGCTCCATCGCCTCGTTGGGGCCGAGGATCGTCGTCATCTTGGTGCGGGCGGCCTGCGTGTTGAGCTTGCGCAATGCCTCCAGGCCCTGGCTCACCTCCTGATCCGGCCGTGACGCGACCCACCTGGCGTTCGCCATTGCTTCGTCGATCTGCTCGCGCACGCCCTGCCGGATCGCGGTAAGCTCCGGCGTTGACATGCCGTCCACCTCCTGCGCGACCTCGTCGCGGGTGACGCCGCGGCTCAGCATGTTTGATCCGTACTTGACGGCAGCGACGCGCGATATCGGGTCCGCGGCCGTGTCGAGCGCCGCCCCGTACTCCGGCACGAGCTGGCGCATCTGACGCCTGATATCGCCGGCAAGGTTGGTGTAGGCTCCCGAGAAATCCGTCCTGGCGCCCAATTGGCCGGCATCCTCTCCGGACACGGCCAGGGTCCGCAGCGCACGGGTGATATAGTCGAGCTGACGCACGTCAGGCGCCTGGCGCAGCGTCACCGTGCCGTCGTCTGCGACGTCCACCAATATCTGCTGCGAGCGGTGCCCGCCGAGCTGCATCAGCTCGTTCGCCTTGGCGAACGCTTTGCCGGGAATGCGGTCGAGCTCGCCCAGCAGGGCCTGCCCCTCGGGCGAGGCGTAGTTGATCGGCGTGTTGTAGGCGGCGTCATACGCCGTCCCGCGCGCCGCCCTCGTGCTGTCGCGGATGTCGCCGATCACGGTCTGCTCGCCTTGCGGTGCGCCCAGCGTGCGGTCGAGCGTGCCGCGCAGGTTTTGCGTTTCGTCGTGCAGCCGGTCGTTGACGGCCTGCTGGGCGCGATTGGCTCCAGGCCCGGTGCGCGCTATCGCCGTGTCGAGTGCGCCCCCTGTCGCCAGGTTGGCGTCGGCCAGCATGGCGTTGGGGCCTCCTGACGCGATGCGGGCGGCGCCTGCGCCGGTCGTCGCCTCGTCAGGGTCGATCGTGCGCCTGAGGACGTCGCCGGCCTCCCGGCTCATGCCGCTCCTGTTCAAGGCGCGGGTAATGCCGAAATAGTCCAGCAGGTTGCGCGCGACCGATGATGCGCCCTGGACGACCGGCGGCACGGCGGCGCCGACCACGCCCCCGAGAGCGGCCCCGACCCCGCCCTGCTTCAGCCGGTCTTCGAGGCCCGATCCTGAGCCGAAGCCCTCGACGGCACCCGTCCCGGCGCCCACGCCAGCCCCTATAGCCATGCGCCCGGCCAGCGGCACGGCAGCCCCAGGTGCGGCCGCTCCTGCCGCAGCAAGCGGCGCAAGCGCCGGGGCCAGCCCCAGCGAGCCCAGTATCTGCGAAGCGATCGAGCGCTTCGGGTGCTCCTCGCGTTCCTGCGCCAGCTCCTGGCGCTGTGCCTCCTGGGCGAGATTGTAGGTGTCGCCGAAAGGCTTGCCCGACAGCATGCCGCGCAATCCCTTGGCGGCGGACACGGCCTCGTCGCCGTACCCCATCGTCAGGCCCTGGAAGGGCGGCGTCAGCGGCCGCATCGACGCGAGGCCGTCGTCACTGTCACGACGTGCCGCCAGTCCCGCTGCGGCCAGGCTGCGCTGGTCGTTGTCCATGCCCTTGGTGTTGACCTCGGGCGATCCGGTCGGCCCCACGACGTAGCTGCGGTCGGCGTCGTGGATGATGACGCCCTCGGGCGGCTGGTTGGCTTCCGCCTGCGCTACCGGGAATTGATCCCACTGGCCTGCCGGAGCTGCTGCCGCCGGGAACTGGTCCCAGTTGTCTGCCATCGTCAGGGCCTCACGCGCCGGACGCCGTTCGGGTCAATGAAGTGCGTGCCGGGCGGCAGCTTCATCGCCTCCTCCGGTGTCTTTACCTGCGGCGGCGGCGCTGCCGGCGCTCCGGCACCCGTCCCCCCGGCCGGCGCGGCCGCCGCGGTGCCGCCCCCATTGGCCGCCTTGAGCTGCTCGCGCATGCTTTCCAGGGCATTGGTTTCGGCCACCGACAGCGGCGGCCCCAGCTTGGAGATGCGGTCGCGCGCCTCGAGCCAGTCCGGCATGTTGCCATTGCCGCGCGCCACCTCGCGATGGATCTGGGCCACCTGCCGGTCGTAGTCGTCGAGCCGTTTCCCGATGTCGATCGCCTTTCTCAGGCTTTCCGCCGAGTCCGTCATCAGAGGCAGGGCGGCGGAATACAATTCGCGCTCGTAGTTCGAGACGCTGCCCTGGCCCTTTGGCGCCGACAGCAGCGCGAGGCGCTGCCCGGCCTGGCGGAAGAGCTCCTGATCCGGCAGGCCGTCGCCCTTGATGAAGCCGCCCTCCCGCAGCCAGCGCGTCCCGGCCATACGCATTTCGGCCGACGCGCCGGGCTGGAAGCCCTGCAGCGCGTTCGCCATCTGGCCGTAGATCTGGGTCCGGCGATTGGCGGCATCCTCTGCGGTGAAGGAGTCATCCATCGCCTTGATGCCGGCCTCGACCATCTTGACGCCGCCGGCGCCCTCGATCTTGGTCGTGACGTTCTGGGCGCCCGATTTGCGCCGCGCCTGATCCCAATCGAAAAAGCTCAGCGGAGCCTCGCCGCGCCCCCTCGTGTCGGCAAGGTAGGCGGCGTAGTCCTTCTGCTCGGTCGTCTGAGCCCCGCCCGTAATGGCCTGCCGGTAGCGCGCCGCCGCCGCAGTGTCTCCACGGCTCTCGGCATCCTTGGCCGCCGCCTCGAGCTGCACATTCGGGTTGCGGGTGTCGGGCAGGCCCTGACGCTTGACCGCGGCCCATTCCGGCGAGCCCGGCGTGTAGCCCGCTGCCCTCGCTGCGGCGGCGTCCTTTGCCTGCTCCGTAGCCGCCGCGGTCGGCCCGGCGTACTCGTATGCGCGCTGCGCCTCCATCGCCTTTTGCGCGTCTTTGATGTCCATCGTCGCCAGCTCGGCGATGTCGGCCGGCGGCGTGCGTCCGGACGCCCGGTACAGCGCGTCCAGCCGCTTGGCCCGCGCGATGCGGTCGGCCCACTCCTCGATCGTCGCGCCGGGAGCCGGCGTCTGCGCGCTGAGCTCGCGCTGCGGCGGAGCCCCCTGCGGTGCCGCTGGGCCGGGGCCGCCGCCGCCGAAATTGCCGCCGCCGCCAGTGTAGCCGGGGGCGCCCGGAGGGCCGGGCGGGACATCCGGCGCACGCGGCCGGAGGACGTCGCCCGGCGTCAGTTGCGCCATTTGCATCCCATCGGTGCCGGAAGCGTCGAGCGGGCCTGTTGGCCCCACATCGCCCTGCGCCCCCGGCGCCCCGGAGGCCGGCAACTCTGCCATGTACCCGGTTTTCTCGGCAGACGCGGCCGGGTCCGACGGCGGCTCGCCGCGCAATATCTGCTGCGCCCTGACCATATCACCGCGCCGGACGGCATCGTTGTAGCGCGCTTCCACGTCCATAGGTCCGGCCGGGCCGGGAGACGCCCCCTGATTGGCCCTACGCTCAGGCAGGCCATCGACAAACGGTGTCGGCAGCGAGGTGTCTGCCACGCTGCGGATCCTGGGGACCGGCCCTCCGCCGGAGCCGGCGCCGTCCAGCGAGGTGTCGGGCAGCTGCGGCAGACGTGAGCCTGTGTCATCAGGCGCGGAGCCGCCGCCGGCCACGTTAGTCCCGGCCTGCGTGTACTGGCTCAAGAGCTTAGGATAATACATCATCGCCGACCCGATGGTCGGCCAGCGCCCGCGCAATGCGCCGACCACGCGCGAGGTGTCGCCTGCCGCCAGGTCCGCCTCCAGATCGCGCCCGGTTTTCCGGGCATATTCGCTCTTCGCCAGCCGATCGAAGGCCGTGACTTGCGACTGCGGGCTGAAATCCGGCAGGTCCGGCGCGACCTCTTTCCATGTCGAGCCGGTGAACTGGAACGCCCCGGCCGCGGTGCTCGGCCCCTGCGGCCCCGGCTCCGGAATATTCGGATGCTGGGAATAGTCGTCAAACGGCACGCCGCCCTTCGGCGTGTACCGCACGTTGAACTTGCCGCCGCTCTCCGGTATCGCAACGCCCCTGGCGAGGGCTCGCATCCCTGGCGTCCATGTCCCCGTGTACTGATCCACCTCGGCAGCGTCGCGCTTCGGCACAGGCGCTCCCGGCGGGGCATCCGGCGCCGGCGGCGGAGGCAGCATCGACACGCCCGCCGATCCGGGGCGCGAGCGCAACGGCGGCTCGGGCTTGCTGACCTCATCCAGCAGCGCCTTGTCGGCCGCTATCTTCGCCTGCGACGCCCTGGCCTCCTGCGCGTATTTGATAATCTCGGCCATCGTCAGCGCTTGCTTGGTCGTGTCCGGAGCAGCCTTCCTGGCCGCATCCAAACCATACCCGAGCGCTTCGCCAAACCCGATCGGCACGGCCGACGGCCTGCCGGACTGCAACATCGATGCGCCAAACGCACCCAGCTGATCGAAAAACCGCTGCCGCTGCAGCGCCTGCATGTCGATCCGGCCATCGGGGCCGACCATGCCGGGCGCCATCAGCTGTAAAATTTGATTGGTGTCGATCTGCGGGTTTGTCGGGTCGAGCTGCGGATCAGCCATGATCGCTCCTTTAGAGCCCGAGACCGCCGCCGCCGGTGCCGCCGCGCGACAGCTTGGCTTTCAGCAAGGCCAGCACCAGCGGGTCGAGGCCGCCCGCCTGGCCGCCGGTGGCGCCCTGCGCTGCCGTTGTCGGAAAGGGCTGCGGCGCATTGACGGTCGGATAGTGCATCGTCAGATTGCGCATCCCGCCGCCCGGCGACCCGGCACTACGCGCCTGCAGCGGGGCCACCTGGGCCTGTTGCAGCGTGTTGGCGCCTTGCTGACCGGCCTTTCCCAGGCCGCCCAGGGCGCTCCAAATGCTTGGCCCGGATGCGGCCGGGGCGGCATCGGGCGCCGTCGGATTGCCGGCCAGGTTTTGGTACAAAGGTTGGTCGGCCGGCGTGTTGCCGCCGGAGCCCGCCATCAATTTGTACAGGTCGTCGTCGATGGGGTACGCCATTTTCATCGCCTCCGTGGCCGGATCGCACGCTCGTAGTCGACGCCCAGATAGCCGCTCGGCGTCCGCAGCACGGCGTCCGGGTGCAGGAGCGCCACGTCCTGCGCCATCAGCCCGACATGCGGGTCGACCTCGCCGTCTTCCCAGTTGTAGCGGTACTGATAAATCGGCAGCCCGTTGTCGAGCTCGCCGATCGGCTCGATGTCGGTCTTGAGGCGCTCGTCCGAAAAACCGAAATAGGGCGCCAGGCTCCCTGCGGCCCCCGCGAGCGACGACACGCCGCCCAGCAGGCTCGAGCCCCAGTTGCTCTTGAGCGGCTGCTCGGTCGTCGACGTGCCGCTGATCGGTTGCCCGATCAGCTCGGCGTAGTTTTTCAGGTTGTACCAGTCGTCTTCGGCATTGCCGTAATACCTGTTGACGTCGTCGGTCACGCCGGCCTGGCCGTAGGAGGACAGGCCCTCGCCGCCCTTGATCAGCGAGCTCCACGGGTCGGTGTTGCCGGCGATGACGTTCCTGAATTGTCCCAGCGCATTGACGGCGGTGCTATTGCCCTGGTCGTAGCCTTTCTGCAGCGAGTCCAACGCTTTCTGCTTGGCGTCCAGGCTGGATGCGTCGAGCGCCCCGCTGGCCTTGTAGCCGGACAGCTGACCCTCCAACCCATAATTGGAGCCCGTGAGCTGGTTGCTGATGCCGGTATTGTATTGGCTGCCGAGAGCCGTCGAGGCGTCGTTCATCAGCCCGCGCTCGCGGCCCCATGCGGTGTCGGCCCCCGTCAGAGCGCTGTCCATGCGCCCGCGCTCGCTCGACCACGCCTGGTCGGCCTGGGAGGCGCCCTGGTTTTGCAGCGTCCGCTCGGCGCCGTAGGCTGAGCCCAGATTGGACGCAGCCGTGCCCATCAGGCCGCGCTCGGCGCCGTAGCTGCGCGATGCGTTGGCCGCATCCTGGCTCTGCAGCGTGCGCTCGGCGGCGTAGTTCTTGCCGTAGATGTCGCTCGCCAAACCCGAGAGCGTGGTGCCCAGGTTTTGCTCGTTCTGCGAGCGGGAGTTGGTCAGCGCCCCTGACCCGTAGCGGCCTGCTTTCTCGTAGGCGCTGTCGGCCTGCGGCGCTGTCGCGGTCTGGTATTTCCGCGCCACCTGATCCGCCGCGGTATTGTACATGCTGTCGAGGTACGGGTTGGAGTTGAGGTAGCGGCCCCCGCTCACGTCGTTCCAGTACCCGGTCGAGGGATCGGCGCCGAGGTAGGCGCCTGCCGCCGTTTGGTTGAAATACTGATTTGCGGGATTGCTGTTGAGGAAGGCGCCCCCGCTCTGGGCGTCGTAGTAACCGGACGATGGGTTGGCGCCCAGGTACTGGCCCGCGCCGACGTTCGTCAGCCCCTGATAGCCGGGATTGCTGTTGAGGTAGCTGCCACTCGCCTCTCCGGTCAGGTAGCCGGTGCCGGGATTGCCCGATATCGCATTGTCGGTAGCGCTGTTGAGGCGATCGTAATAGGCGCCCTGGCCCGATCCCAGCGTCGAGAGCGCGCCGGACGTGTCGGCCATCCGCCCCTGCTCGGCCGTAGTGCCGTCGGCAATGCCGAGGTTTCGGAGGTAGGCGGGGGACTGCGTGACGCCGTAATTTCCATAGGCGGCGTCCTCAAAGATCTTGTTGCCCGCCGGGACGGTGTATTGCCCGGTATGGCCGTACACCGAGTTGTCCACCAACCCCTGATACCCGGCCTGCTCCCAAGGGCTTTGGTACAATGTCTGATTAGGGTCGTAGGTGACCTTGTTGTTGGAGTAGAGATCCTGGGACTTTCCGAAAACGTCGTCCAAATAGCTCGAGTTGTACGGCGTGCTGTTGGTGGTTGTCGTCTGCTTGCCGGCGGATTTGGTCATCACAGTATCCTTTGGAGCAGCACCCCGACCGGCTTGTAGCCAAAACGGCGCCAGCCGGCGCGGGTGGCGCCCGTCATTACGGTGCAGCGCTCGGCCCGCGCCATGTCGGTCGTCATCCGGTCGAGCTCGTGGACCCAGCGCCACAATTTGCGGCCCCCAATCCAGGGAATGCGGAACTCGCGCAGCAGCGGGTGCTCGATCACTTGGCTGATCGCCGCCATATCCACCGGGTCGGCCCGGTTGTCGGCATCAAACGCGATCCACAGCGTGCCCTTCTCGGCCAGTAGATCGGCCAGGACGTGCTCGAGCCCGATCCGCGCCGGCTGCTCGCGCCGTATGGCGCCGTCGATCCACTTCGCCGCCCCGCGCCGCCATGCCTCCTCGACCAGCCTGGTCGGGACAGTGGAGACCACGATCATTTCAGGCGCGCGAAATGGCGCAACAAAGGTTGCGTGCGGGCCGGTTTCGGGCGAAAGTGGGGTTGCGCGCATCCCGCGCGCTGATGGGAATTAACCCATGAATTAGAAGAGGCGCCCCATTCCTGTGGCGCCCCAAATAACCGGCCAAAGCCGAAGCCAAAGCCGAAGGATCCGTGTCTAGCAAACCGATCCTCCGACAGGCCGGCGAATTTTGCAAGGGGTTTCTTGCCACAGGCGACGTGCGTCCTCTCGGAGCCGCCGGCATGTTTACGATCACCGCCGTTCCCTTTGACGACTATGACGCCCTCGACATCGCCGACGGCCCACGCTGGCTGCTGGTGCGGCTGGCTCGCTACGCCGACCGCGAGGGGCGCTGCTTTCCCTCGATGCGGACCCTGGCAGCTGCCGCGAAGAAGTCGGTCGCGACCGTCTGTCGCTGGCTGAAGCGGCTCTTCGACCAAGGGTGTTTCACGCGGACCCGAAAAGCCGGTCGCGTCTACCACTACACGCTGGCCGAGACGTACCGGCTGCGCTGGCGGGAGCAGCCAAAACCGGCGGCGGCGGAGGGTGTTTCACCAGCCGTGAAACAGGGTGTTTCACACGGGGCAAGACAGGAAGCATATCCATCTAAGTATGAAGAAAAGCGCTCCAAATCAGGATTGGAGCAGGACGCACTGCCGCCGCCGGTCAACTGGGCTCCACGGCTGCGGAGCTGGGCGCACAGCCGCTTCTGGTTGCCGACCTGGGGGCCGCGCCCGAACGAGGCGGGCTGCTGGGCACCGCCCGGCCTGCTCTAGCCCATTATAATTGCGCGGAACACCATATCCCCGGCCGCGCTGGCCGGATGGTGGATCACGGCCCGCCCGCTCTCCGGCACAACCCACAGCCCGGCGGAGCGCGCCGCGGCAGCGGAAGCCGTCTCGGCCTCGAGGAGGACCACGCTGTACATTCCGATGCGTTCGTCCGTCAGCACGGTGGACGAGGCCCCGGCCGTAAGCACGACCCGGCTCGTGCAGTTGGCCTTGCCTCTGAGCAGCAGGTTGACCGCCTGCGCCAGCTCGCGCAGCCACTGGTCCCAACGGCCGCTCGCGCGCCACTCCGATACGGGCGGGTAGCCGGGCGCAGTCACGAGCAGCGCTCGACGAGGAAGTCGAGCACCTGCGTGTAGGCGTCGAGGCTGCCGGCCTCGTACCCGTGCCCGTAGCCGCCCGGAGCGACCTTGCGAGCCGCATCCATCTCGCGCCGGGCTCGGGCAATCCGAAACTGCATCTCGGCCACGACCAATTCGGCGCCGCGGGCCAGCGCCTCGGTATGCCTGATGCCGGGCTCGCTGATCACGGCGGCGCCATCGCGACGACCTGAAACTCGCTCCCATCGTAAAATGCCAGCACGACCTGGCCGGCTACGATGGCGCCCGCCGTCAAGCTATTCGGGCCGCGCCGCATCGGCTTGGCGCCCAGCCCGTTGATGGCGAGGCTCGTCGCGCCCGTGACCGTGAAGCCGGAGAAGAAGGTGTAGCAGTCCCCCACATTGTAAGAGACCGGCGCAACCGGGTAGGTCAGGGTCTGCGCGCTGGCCGTGCCGCCTGACGTCAGCGTGGCATTGGCGCGGTCATACCAGCGCTTCAGCGCCGCCATCATCTCGCGCGCCGCGTCGTTGACCCCTGACGGCACCATATTCTCCGGCCACCCGTCGGGCGGCGGGGCATTGTTGCTGGCCGCCACCGGCGACCAAGAGCGGACGTCCATTGGCGCCTCCCAGCGTCTCCTGACCCCTCATGGGGCTCGATCACTTGCCCGACGCGTCGCGGCTCCTGCGCTTGGTCGAGGGCATCTCCTGACCCCTCATGGGGCTCCATCGTATCCCAGCGCTCTGGAGCGCTCGATCAGTGCCCTGCGCCGTGCGTAGTTGGCGTGACGGTGCTCGCGCTGCAGGCCCGGCAGATTGGCCGTCTCGTGCCAGTACGCGATCAGCTCGGTCTGCTGCTCGTCGGGCAGGGCGAGAAACCAGTGCATCCAGCGCCGGGTGATCTTGTCGCTGGCGTCGTCAGGCATCGCGGGAGGCATCATCTGCGACCCGCCGGAATGATGTCGCCGTCGGACGTGTCCACCCCCTGGATGTGCTCAAAATCGGTCCCCGCCGGCAATCCCAAGCGAAACCGGATGTAGCGCCCGCTGGCCCATTGCGGGCACGTCCCGTTTTCGTTCTCCCGCACCTTGGGCTCGTAGATCACCGGCAAGGACTGCAATTCCCGGTGCCCGGTTTCGATGGTCGCCTTCTGCCCGTCGGTCAGGGCTCGCGCCATGCGGACCAAGGCACGCCTGCCCGCCACCGGCTGCAGCTCGGCGGTCTCGCACAGCGGCGCCAGGTTTGGCCCCGCCATATAGTTTAAACGGTGCTGCGCGTCGGTGCCGGCCAGGATCGAGCGCCCGCCGACCCAGTACCCGGCGTCGAGCGATGGCGTCAGCGTGTCGAGGTTGCCGACGGCGTCGAGCTGGTCGAGGCTGTATGTGCTGAAAAGCGAGCGCCCGATGGTCTCGAGCGGCGTCGCATCGAGCTCCCCATAGGACCAGCGCGCCAAGGCCCAGTTGTAGATCAGCAGCCGGTCGAGCATGCCATTGGCCGACTGCTTGGAGGCAAAACCCCACACGATCAGCTGCCGCGTCGGGTCGGTGGAGCCGACGATCGAGTAGCGGTAATGCGGATCGACGGTGTCGAAAAACCAGCGGTCGACCTTGCCCGAGCCGATCGGCATCGCGCTGGCCCCATCGTGAGCATAAAAACCGTCCGACCCCAGGTAGTAGGCGACAGCGAAGATGCCGGCCTGCGTCCGGATATGGCGCGGCACGATCGACTGCGGCGCCATTGTGCCCGACGCCCCCTCGACGACGTCGAAGCTGAAGATCAGCGGCGAGCCCTGGTAGGTGATGCGGTAGATGCCGCGCTCGCAGAAGGCGATGCCGTGCGCGTTGCTGACCGGCCCGACGAGCCCGGTGATCGGCCCCAGATCCTGCTGCTCCAGATCCTGATAGTCGGACTGCAGCTGGACCGCGACGTCGGTGCCTGGCGTCGGCCAATTGGTCGGGTCGCCTATCGCCGACCACTGCAGGCGCGAGGGCAACCGCCCGTCGACCGGGTCGTCGAGATTGCCCAAGAACAGAAAATCGCGGATCACCGCCGCAAAGCGCGCCTTGGGCGCCGACGCAGCCAGGCTGGCGAAATGCGTGTCCACGCCGAGCAGCATCGACTGCACCGGGTCGGCGAGGTCGGTCGCCACCACCCTCGAGCCGAAACTGGTCATCGACCAGAAGCCCGCGCCGGGCGCCGGGCATGCGTAGGTGGCGCCTGACACGTCGGAGAAGGACGAGGCATTGCCGATCAGCCGGTACAGCTTGCTGGCGTCGCCCGCGAATATGTTGCCCTGGCCGTCGTCCCCGCGCACCGTGTACAGGCCCTGAACGCGCGCTCCCAGCGGCGCCGTGAACGGCACAGGCCCCGGCAACGGGCCGTAGCTCTGCTCGGTCAGCGGCACGACGTTTTTAACGAGCATGCTGTACTTGACAGTACCGGCCTCGCCGATCTGGCCCGTCGGAGGCTGGTCCGGCGTCCAATCCCCGACCGGAAACACCGGCATCAGATGGTCCTCGGCATTTGCCAGTCGGGCCGCATCTGGATGCCGCCGCCGCCCCATCGCGCCTCGGCGTCGGATGCGATGATCGAGGACAGGGCCATATCGCGCCGCTTCATCCAGCCCGCCACGCGATCGTCGTTCGCGAGAAACATCTCGGCCTCGGTCAGCGCGCCGAACAGGTATGCGTCGGGATGGTTTGCCAGCAGCCAGTTGGTCGGCGCGGCGCCCGACAGCGGCATGATGCCCTGCATGTAGCCGATCGTGATGACGGTCCCGGCGCCGGCCGGGTCGGACAGGCGCAACTTCAGCCCCTCGATCGTGAAATACTTGCCGGATGAAGGCGTCGATGCGGCCGCCGTCACCTGATCGGGCGCCAAATACCGCATGTTGATCTCGGGATCGGCACTGGTTGTGCGGATCGACCTGAGCTCGCGGAAGTCGAGCGGTAGGGGGACCGTCTTGGAGCCCTCGTCCGGCAGCAGCTCCGCCTCGGCCTCCTGCCAGCGCGTTTTGAGCACGCGGTCGGCATGCACCTCGAACAGCCGGACCATATCCGGAATGTCGTTGCTGATCAGCAGGTCGCCCGGGCGGCCGAGAAACCGCAGCACAGTATTTCGGAGCTGCAGGAAGCTGCTGATCGCCATTCAAATCCACCCTGGCGCAGTGCGGAAAAACCGCAAATCGGGATCGTTCAAAAGCCTGTTCAACAGGGCCTCGTTACCCTTCTTCAGGGGATCGGCCCCGTAGCGCTGCTTGAAGATCTCGATCACGATCGGCGGGAAGCTCGCCACATGCTGCATGCTGCGGCTCGGCGTGTAGCCGCGGTCGTCGAGGTCATAGAGGCGCTTGTTGCGCTCGACGACGGGCTCGACGTCGGCCTCCATCTCGATCGTGTAGCGGCTCTCGTCGGCAGCGTCCTGAACGAGGTATTCGTCCCAGCCCGAGTGCTGGTCGAGAAGCAGGCGCTCCGTCATCGCATCAGCCCGGCATGAAATAGCCGACGGTCACCGTCCACGGCCCGCCGGCGGTTGCCGGGGCTCCGGTCTCGGCATAGCTCACGGTGATCGGCGTGTCGGTCGCCAGGGCCTGGTGCATCACGGCTCCGGCGGCCGGGAAATTTTGCGTCGCCGAGCCCGCCTTGACGCTTGTCTGGCCCATCAGCTCGACCCCGGTGCCATTGAAGAAGCCGACCGAGATCGTGGCCGTCGACCCGGCATTGCTGTCGGCTCGCCCCGACCAAGACAGGAACGCCGGGATGCCGCCGGCCGGGATGGTGCCGATGACTTTCGGCCCGACGTCGGTCGTCGTGATCTGGCCGCAGAACACGTTGAGGCCCTGGTTGGTCGGGTGGGCGTAGCCGATGCGGCGCCCGGCAAGGCGTGCCGACGCGCCGCCGCCCTGCTCGGGGCAGTGGATCACAGGCATATTATTTGTCTCCCAAGATGCGGATCTGCATGTTCTCGGCCATGCGCTCGGCGACCTTCCTGGGCACCTTGGCCTCCTCGCCGTCCCGCAGCGCCCGCTCGTGCGTCCAGGGGCGCGTGTCGACCACGCACCGCACCAGCACCGTGTCGGCGAGATCGGCCTCGCTGAGCTCCATCACGTCAGGCGGCGTTGCCTCGATCGCGCGCATCAACTGCAGCGCATTCGGCCCCTCGACGCCGCGCGTCGCGAGCAGCTCGCTCTCCGCCTCGGTCATGTGAAATCCGCGGATCGGGGCATTGACCCGCCGCTGCTGGCCTTGTGCCATCTTGTATCCTTTAAAGATTAGCAGGAGGGTCGGAGACGTGGCCGAGCTACACGGGGGCCCGCACTACTACGTCGTGCTGTACGACCGGCGCACGGATCGCTGGTGTCGAATGATCGAGGTGCGCCCGCGCCTGCGAGATCAGGTGATCGAGGCGCTCGGCATCGAGCCGCTGGATTATGGAGAGATGGCGTTAGGCCCCGAGCAGCTCGGGACGCTCGCCGAGATCATGGATTTCACGCCCGACCTCGAACGCTTCGCCTACACTTTCGAGACGGTGCCGGGATGATCGGGCTATAATAGAAACGCCGGCTGGGTGGGCCAGCCGGCGCCTGATCCGGCTGGGTAAACAGCCGGCCCTTGAGGAGCGCGCCGATGAGGACGCATCGGAAGCTCCTGCTGCGGATCATGGTTATCTTGCGGATTACCGTCAAGATAGTCAGGGCGTAGCGGGTTGGGGCCAGCCTGGAGACGGGTTGGCCCCTTCCTCGATCCTACGTCGCCCCGCGGCTGGCGATGATCGCATTCGTCACCGCGGCGATCTGGGCTGCGGCCTCGGCGCGCTGAGCCCGAAACTCCTCCGCAAGATCCCGGCGCAGCGCGGCGCTGTCGGCCCGCATCTCGGTGCGCAGCGTCTGCATCTGCGCGCTGAGCGCGTCGAGCCTGTCCTCATGCCGATCGAGCCGCCTGTCGACCCGCGTGAACAGAAACGCGATGAAGCTGAAGCCGCCGATGATCAGCGCCGCCAGCGTCGCGAACACCGAAATGTCGGTCATGGCGGAAACCAGTCGCCGAGCACCTGCTCAGGCGTGTACCGGGCCGCACGCAGCGCCGCCTCGGTGTCGCCGCCAACCTCGCCGTGCTCCCGCATGTCCTCGATCGCGCGCTTGCCCGCCTTGGACATTTCCTGCGCCAGGACAGGCTCCACCTGGCTCCGCAGGCTCGGGCTGTCGGTCAACAGGTCGTCGACCTGCTTGCGCCCGTCGCGGATCGAGTTGCGCCACCTCAGGTCGTAGCTCGCTACGACCGAGCTGCGCGGATCACTGGCCGGGGAAAACTGCAGCTTGAGCAAGTGCCGGACGATCCGGAAAATCTGGCTGCGCAGGGCAGTCCGTTGCGACACGCCCACGCTCTCGATCTCCTCGGCAATGTGCTCCCAATCAAGCGGCAGGTTGGTCCCGGTCCTGGCCGCATCGCGCAGCTTCTCGGCCTGCTCCGCGGCCCAGGCGGCGACGTCGGTGTCACGGCCGGTCATGTGAACAGGCGCGCGAACGCGAAGGCGGCGGCAAACAAAGCCGCACCCGCAGTTACGCTGGACACGACCAGCACCCACGGCGCCATGCCGATCTCCTGGCGGACCCGGTTGTGCTGCGCCAGGGTCAGGTCGGTGCGAGCCAGAATGTCGTTTATGCTGACGCGCGCCTGATCGTGCTGCGCCAGCATAAGATCGATGCGCGCAATCTTCTCGCGAATATCGAGCGCGGAGGTTGTGTCGCTCATACGACGTGCCTCCAGAGCCTGCCGGCGCTGATGGCCTTGATGGTGTTGATCGACATGCCGTAGCGCTCGGCATAGACCGCCAGCGTCTCCTTGTGGGACCGGATCTCGCGCACCGCAGCCTCAGTGAGCCGCGACCGCGGATTGTCCTCTCCCCTCAGGTTAGTCTCAGGCTTGCCGTGATACTTGCGGATGGAAGGCCGCTTATTGACGGCCTGCTCGGCATGTGTCGCCCAGGTACAGTTGGCGGCTGAATAGCCGAGGGCATTATCCAATCGCTCGATCGTGTGCTGCTCAGTCGGCGGATCACCCATGTCGCGATAGAAGGCATCGAAGGATGCCGCCCATTCATCGCTGACCGTGACGCCGGCGCCGCCGTACCGCGCGAAATTAACGGCCTTCGGGTCGAGACAGCGGGTCCGCATTGCGAGCCATGCGCGATAGACACGGGTCCGCTGGCCCTTTTTTGCCTGCCCGTGGCGGGTATTCATTAACCCCGGCATGTCCTGCCGCCAGCAGCCGCAGGATTTGGTTTTCCCGCTCTTCAGAAACGAGCCGTAAACGACGACACGCTTGCCGCAGTCGCAAAGGCACTGCCATGCGGCGTGCCGGTTGATCGACCCGGCGCGCTCCTCCACAAGGAGCCGTCCGTATCGCTCCCCCGATCGCAATTCTGTAGCTGGCCTTGGCATTTCGCATCTCCCGATATAATGGCAACGAGGCCATTATATCGAGAGACACATGTCCCTAATCTACGTCAATTTGACGCAGGCGGAACGGAACGTAGCTCAGAAACTAAAGCAGATCCGCGACGACCGCGAGCCCAGCCTCGTTCCTCACTTCCAAAGTGTACTCGGTTACCATATCAGGAATGTTATCGCGCGGCTCTTTATCCGTGCTTCTGCCGCTCACACGGCAGCTCAGACTATATCAGCACCTCATTGCCGATCCTGGCAGTGAGGGCCGGGCGCTCGTGGGCCGATTATTCTTTCGTCACGGCCTAGTCGTTGGACCTTCCGCATCCCTGGCGCTTGCGCGTTACATATGCGGCTTGGCTGCTGATTGCCCTCGGCATTACCCGGTGGGGTTTCCCAGCAATTCACCCGGTTATTCGACAGGCGTCGCCGCCTGAAGGGCCAATGGTTTAGCCTTTCTCGCTATCTCCAGTCACCGCCAGGTCGATGGTCTTCAACGGCCGCAGTGAAGAGAGGGCGAGCAGGGACGTGTCGAGAAGGTGAACTTCCCGGTCACGCTGGAAGCGGTTAGCGACGACTTTGTGCGTACCGAAATCCGAGCGATAGATCTCGATGTTGGTCATCAGACGTGCGTCGGAAGTGTCTTGCACCCTTTGCACGTTGCCGGTGAATTTACTGATATTCACCTTGTTGCTGGGACCGCACATGATCAGGTCGATCTCGCCGCCCTGCGTCCACGCCGCCTGTATCTGCCCCGTCACCAGGGCCTCGGTCAGCGCACGCTGCGTGCCATCCTGAACTGCAGCGGCAGCGCCGCCATTGGCTCCGGTGGCGCCGCGTGACGTGTTGGTCGCGTACCATTGAATAAGCGACCGCAGCACGCGGGGGGTTGTGCTGTTACCAGCATTCGGCACAACATTGTTGTTGTGGATC